TGACGCACCGAGAGCACATCACGCATACGTTGATCTCGCGCTGATGAGCGAGTACGTAAGCGTGCTAGCTTAGCGTCAACTTCTTTGACTGATAACAATGGAATTCCTTACTTCTTCTTTTTGTATAAACCTGGGTACTTCTTGTCAATGGCTTTTTTAGCGCCAGTTTCTGCCTTCTTAACTCCAGATGGTGATACACGATCTTGAAGTGCCTTGACTGCTGCTGGTCCGGTAAGTGGCTTAGACATTAGTTTTTTAGCGCTAGGCTTAGCACCTTGAATCTTAGGCATAGGCTTTTTAATGCCAGTTCCAGTTGAAGGTGTGCGTTGTACAAATCCACGTGGAGGTGCAGGCTTCTTCATCTGTGGCATTACTTCTTGCCCTTCTTTACATTCTGACGACCAGTTGTTGGGATACCCTTAGCGCTTTTCTTAGCAGGAGACATAGGTGTTACCTTTGCCTTATTAGGTCCAGTTCCAATAGTCTTTGGCTTTGCTGCTGCCTTCTTAGTTGCTGGCTTTGGTGCTTGCTTCTTTGCTGGGCCACCAGTAGCACCAGTCATTAGTGTCTTTTCTGCCTTCTTTGCAGCAGTACGCTTTTCAATAGCAGTTGCACGTGCTGCAGTTTTTCCAGTATCAAGACGACGACGTTGCTGCATTAGATTGGCAGCACGTTGTTCTTCTGCATCTACAAAACGACCAGTAATTTTTTCAAGTCCTTTAGCCTTGCCACGTGTTAAATCCATAACTAATCTATCAGTACCGCCACGTGAATAACCACGTGGATAGTTTTGATCAGATGCACGGTTGCGTGCCTTGCGAGCCTTATCTGCTGTTGAGTCTGCCATTGTTATCTCCTAGTTAGATGAACGTACGATCTTTTTCTGCGAGCAGTTCATCTATATTGATAACTGTTCGTTTGCCTACCTCGAAACGAGATAGAAAAGGATTCTTCATATGATGTGTCTTGTGCATACCTTGGTTAAGCATCTCACGTGCTCTGATCTCACAGAACCAAAGTGCCATTACCATATCGGTCTTACCCTTAGTAGTAGGTGACCACGTAATCAATTGCTCGATGAGCGCCTTAACGTTTTCAGTTTGGTCACTAGGTAAATGAATAAGGTTGTCGCGGTGGTGCTTACCGTCGAACTGCTTTGTGCCGAACAAGGTGGACATAGAAGCTACACCGAAACCGGAGTCCCACTTATTGGTTCCTGTATGGTGTTCGCGTAATAAAACGCCACGGCTTGCAAGATTTTGGCGGATGCCTTCGTCCTGCGTTAAGAAAGATTGAAAAGCGTTCTTCTCTACTATCCACTCACTGGGCTGGTACAGGGAAGTCCAGTCAAAGATTAGTTGGCGTATCGCAGCAGGCGTTGGCCTAGTGATCTTAATAGCATCAACGATATAGCGTTTATGTGTAGCCCTATCAACAGCGTAACAAACGACGGCTGTATCACCAACCATAGCGGGATCAAGACCACAAATAAAAGAAAAGCCGTTAACATCCCTCGGATGGCCTGGGTTACCAGGAACCAAGCGACCTGCTTTACGCATACCATCTATAGAACCTCGCACACATACCGGATCAAAGATGGCATCATCTGAGATATCTTGCTGTTGATAGACCAAAGCCCAGGTGCTTGCATCCATAGCTTGGCGTTCATTGTAAAGGTTGCGACCATTCCATCTAGGGTAGAGGCCGTCTTCGTTCTTATCAGATTCTAGTTGTCCATCAAAGGGAGCATCGCTAGCAGGCCAAAGGGTTTCCCACTTGTCGGGGTCTTCGTGCGTAGTTAAAAGCGCTGGCATAGCCAAGTACTTCCACGGGACCAGTCCACCAGGGTAGCGGTCTTCGTTACGCAGCTCGCGGTATAGGTCCATTGCAGAAACACGCGTACCAATAACTACAAGTTTACCTGTAGGGTTCAAACGTGATCGAACGTCCTGGGTTAACCAGCGAATCTGCTTTTCAAACTCGTTAGCGTTCTTTAAGGTAACAGCGTCATCTACGATAATCATATCTGCACGCTTACCGTAGATCTGACCACCGATACCAATGGCTTCGATGTTTGGATCTTTTTCACTAGACTCACGAAGCTCGGAACCAAAGGTGACGCGGGTTGCCTGCCAGGATGCTGACTTAGAATTAAACCCTACGCCAGCAGCGTAAGCCTGTTGGAGTGATTCATACATCGGATGAGTCAGGCGTTGCTTGATGGCGTAGAGAAAGTCGGCAGCTAACTGCTGGGTCTGAGAAACAATCAAAACTCTAAAGTTGGGGTTACGTACTACCTGCCAGGTTACATAGTCCACCGTGATCGTAATTGACTTGGCGTGGTTGGGCGGGATGTTTAATAAAATTCTATTAGATGCAAGCCCTGGCTCATACTTCATAGAAGGGTGTAGCCAACCAGGTTCGCGGCCTTCGATCATATCTACCAGGTTTTGCTGGTGTGGGAAGGTCTTAGAGTGGAGGAACTTTTCGCGGAACTCGGCAAAGGTTAAGTCGTGAACATCACCGGAGGCAAAGGACTTGTCCTTCAGGCCTAGCCGTGTTCGGTCAACCTTGTCTGTAAAGACCTTATCGGTACGTCGGTAGTACTCGTAAGTCTTAATGGATTTACCAGCCGAGGCACAAGCCTGCTCGATGGTCATACCCTCTGCTACACAACCAAGGATGATTCTCTTGGCGATGTCGGCGCTGTTATCGGCCACTGTTTTCCCGTCTCATCTCTTCTACTAGAATTGCCGCCGCGATCTGGCGGCGCATTTCTAAGCGACGGGACTCTCGCTCTTGCTTGTACTGCTTCCAGAATTTTCTACTGGAGGTAGCCTGGAGATATAACTCTTCTTCAGTATAGTTGCGTATCATCGGCGCGGATGCTCATTTCTTTTATACAAGGCGCGTAGGCCTTGGCCGGAATCAGAGATTCCTTTACTAGGTTGAGTATGATCTTCCTATTAGAGATAGAACTATCCCCACTAAAAGTACTGGGCAGGTCGGGCTTAACGCCCGAAGGAGCCACAGCGAACTGAGGGGTAAGTCAGTACTCGGCCTAGGGGCCTCGCTAGAGGCCAACCAAGGGTCGTAAAACATACTCTCCCCGTTTTACTCCCCTACTATATATAAGGCAGGAAAAGGACTGGATTTCTCGCTTTCCTAATGTGAGTTACATCACAGTACTAAAACCGCAGGTCAGGGGCTAGATCGCAGCTTTCACTTTAGCAAATATTTTTTGTTGGGGAGTATACATACCACCGCGGTCGGATTTAGCAAGGGGGGGTGTCGGTTGCTGTCCTGTCTGCCCTGCCCCTTACCCCCTGCCCTGCCTGTGGATAAACCTGTGGATAACTTTTCAGTATTTTTTGTGGGGCTGGCTCTACTTCGGGCACTCCCTAACCCTTAACCCTTCACGATTAAGTAACCGCCTAACCAACCGACCGACCCTGACACGACCGGCACTTAACCCCGAGCCGGTGAACCAACCAACCCCGAGCCGGTGGAATAGATAAGGCTCGACCCGATACCTCGACCGACCCGAACCCCTGACACCCTGACCCCGAACCATTACCGAACCCGACCCGATTTCGTGGGGTCTAGATCCAAACCTATTAGGCGAACCTGACCGCCTGACCTATTAAGAGCTGCGACCCCGACACCCGACACCCTGCCGAATAGGTTGCTTTAGCTCTTTCCACTATGGGGGATAGTCGTGTACACTTATGCCTATCGGACGGCACAACGCCCCCGATTACCGAACAGGAATAAAAAATGGAAACAACAGTAAAGACACAAGCCGAAGCCGTAAACGATTTTCGTAATGCGTTAATCGAATTCGAGACAACAGGCGCGATAGGTGAAGCATTAAAAACTAGCGTTACTCGCTCACTTCGTGACATACAGTTACGCGACTTCGCGTTAGGAATTACGACAGAAAATCACACTCCCGAATTAGTTTTGGCGTTAATGAATTACCTGAACGACACAACTATTACCGAGGAAATCGCACCAATTAACTCGGTTCGCGCCTCTTTCCTTTATCTCTTGGGAGATACCAAAGAGGCTTACTTGGCACTAGATAAGGCAACCGAAGCCGACCCTAAGTACGCGCTTACTATCTTGCTTCGTCGCGTTTTCGGTTCAGGTTGGCCAGCA